TTTGTTCTTCTACAAACTGTCCTACGCCACCCATTCCACCATTGTCAAACCCAACACGTCCACCTCTTGCTGCGTATAATGTATCGTTTGTAACATCTTCACCAAACTCTCTATCTTGTGGTAAATCATTTGGATCATACTCTTCAGGGCTGCTTATAAGTCTTGCTCTTAGTAATACGTCGATTATTTCTGCATCACTATATCCACGGTTTTTAAATGATTGAATGTAGTATTGACGTCTTAATGTTCTAGATTGGTCTCTTACTTGGTCTGCTCTTAAACCTCTTTGTCTTAAATACTCTCTGTAATTATCTTCTGCTTGTTCCATTGCTTCAGCCATTTCAATGGTAAGTTTTGTTCCAAACTCTGCAGCTCCTGGAACTAAAGCTTTACCTGCTGAAAAAGCTATTTGTTTAGCCGCGTCCATTCCTGTTGCTCCGCTTGATAAAATATCTCTAATTGTGCCGGGCTCCGTGCCAAACGGATCAACATATGGTTGTGCTCCCGCTAAAAATTCTGTGCCAAGATTTCTTGCACCCTCAAGTGCGGTGCTGGCTCCTGGAAGTCCTGCAGCTAATTGACCAGTATTTAGACCTTCTGCAATTGCCATACTTTGATTAGCCGCCGCTGCAGCTTGTGTCGCCGCTGCTTCAGCAGATGCTGATAAACCACTAGCCGCCTCAAATTGACCAGCTGTATTTAGTTGTATGTTAGCAGGTAAGTTTCTTGGAGCGTATTGATAACTGTAACTAGGTGCAATTTCTCCCGGAACGGCAGGATCAAGCATCAACCTTACGTCCCCAGTTGCAGCCTGACCAGGTATGTATGATCCATCAGCTCCGTAACCTCCCATTCTAGTTGCGTCACTCACTGTTTGACCTTCAAGCATGTCAGTTCCTGGCACGGCTTTCGCTGCCTCTGCTGCAGCTAGTCCTTGTGTAATGGCTGAAAAAGCAGCTGACACAACATCAGGATCATACTCTTCATCTACCTCTGTTGTAAGGTAATCACCTGCCACGTTTCCTGCCGCTGCAGCCGCGGCTATTAAAAATGGATTACCTGTGAACAACGCTGCCAACATAGCTCCACCTTTACCACCACCAATACCAGCTAAAAATTGTAACTCATCTGGTGTTGCCTTAGATATTTGTCGTCTAAGTGGCTGTGCTATTTCTTCGCCTAAAAACTCACCAGCTGGATCTAATACTTGTTCTTCTAAAAACTCACCAGCGGGATCTAGTATATCTTCATCAACAAAATCACGAATGTCCTGAGCAGCATCGCTTATAGGGTTATATATTTCTTTTGGTATAAATCTTCGTACAAATGATTTGTGAAATGACATTCCTTATGCTCCTGTTTTGTAATGATGCAAGTCGCCTAGGCTTGAAATGAGGCTTTTATTCAATTTACTGTTTTTTGCCATAAATTGCAACTATGATTCTGCCCCAACAGCAGGCATTTTAGCCACCTTTATATACACACTTCTTGATATATCTTCTCGTTTTGTGTCCGTATTTGGGTCATCGACATCAGCATCCCCCTCTGCGTCAGAGTTATATTCTTTGCCTGTTTTTAAATTTTTTAGTACCACAGTAGTGTCAACCTTTATTTGAGCTATCTTCTTATCGCCCTCGTATAGGTATGCTACCGATCCTGGTTCTTCAAATGCCATATTTCCTCCTAGTCTCTTGTTATTTCCAGATACGACAGAACGACGTGTAGGTCGTTAGCATTCTCTGCCTGCACCTTTATAACCTCGCTTTCATCACAAACCAAGGGCTGTGTTAGTAGCTCAGTCGTTGTTTTAGCAGCTATGTCTTTTTGTTTAAACAAGCTGAATATTGTACCACTAGAATTAACTAAAGTCACTGTAATCTCACAAGCGTTGCTGGCATCATCGTTAGACACCAAGAAGGACTTGACTATGGACACCGTCTCTGCCGGCACTGTGTATAGTGAGGTTAGGTCTGTTGTAGTTAAATCTACTTTTGAGTTTTTGTATCTATTTGCCATTTATCCTAAAAACCATGTTTGTTGTTGTGCATCGTCTTTCACACTTTGTTGATATGTTGTGTTTAGCTGTTGTATCAGGGTTGCGATACTTCTGTTTATCTGTCTTTGCGTGCTTGTATCATACTTATCTTTTGGTTCTGGTATATCAACTATTAGTTTTGTCATTATCTACCTCCGTCTGGTTTTACATCAAGAGCCAGTGTGCCATATCTCCAGCTTTCGTTTGCAGCTGTGTTTGCTATTTTTACATTTACAAATCTACCACGTGCTCTTGTGTCTATTTTTGTTGTACTTGATGTTACTGTAAAAGGACTATGTGTAGATGAAGACTCTGTCGACGACGGAAAATCTTTTACAGCTAATGTAACAGTTGCATTGCCTGCTATAGTTTTAAAGTCAGGTAAAAATCTACTAACAGAAACAAACTTACTTGCTGTGCCTTCTTCTCCTTGTAAATCAAAATCGTATGATTGTAGACTAGATGTAATAGTAGTCACACTACCATCTTCGTTTCTTTGGTCTGTGCCAACCTCGTGTTGAAAATATTTAGTTTGTCCTAAGCCACTTTCACCAAGTATTGTTGGAAAACTACCTGTGCCAGTTGTGTCAAATTTAGTTGCATATGGTTTTTCATATACCTTACTATCCATCCAAGATGTTCTTGCTTCTGTTGACAGTGCCCACACACCACCTGGCACTTCCCCTGATTCTGCATAGTTGTAAGATACAGCTTTGTTACTAAAATCAGAGTTTGCAGGATACCACCATGTTATCTCTGTAAACAAACTGTTAAGACCCGCTGTAACTTGTTGCCCTTTTGTAGTATCAAAGTTGTCAAATACTTCGTCCTCTACAGCACAAGGTAACGTTTTAACCGTTCCATCATAATACAAAAACCCTTTTGCAGTCATCCAATATGCAATACCATCAACAACCACTGCTGCATTCTTACCTATCAAACCACAGTTTGTGCCAACTTGCTCTACACCAAATACAAATGGCTGACCCACGTTTCTAACTGTATACAAAGCATTGTCAGTCCAAACTAATATGTCCTCTTTTCTTTGTAGCGCTCCAATTATCTTTGTGCCATCTTGCAATCGTAATGTACCCGCTGTGTTTGTAGAAGTTGCTACATATGTATTTATGTCCTCTGATGCTGAGAAACGTATAAACATGTCGTCTTGAGTGCTTGCTGTGCCTATGGTTGTTTCTGTTCCTAGATGTATTAAGTGTCTAGTTGTAGGTGACATAATAGATAGTCTAGATGCAGTTGGGTTGTTACCCGTTACAAAATCAGTTGTAGTTTTTGACGCTCTTACAGTTGTTGGATTAGTTGCTCCTGCATTCCACGTAAAAGTTTCACCGTTTGCAATGGTGGCTACCAACACCTCACCAAAGTTTGTTAGTGACCAAAGGCCAGGTTCTAGTGTTGTTTGGTTTGCTGGTATGGCAACACCCCATCCACTGTAATCAGATGCATCTGTAACTGTAGCGCCATTAGAATGTGCTGCAGCACTCGTGCCGTTTGTGCCTCTTGTTAGTCCTGTCAGGTCATTACTAGATTTACCAGAGTATGTTATTAACTCAGTGCCAATAAGTATTGTACCAGAACTTGGAAAAGCAGCTGCACTTGTAAGAGTTAGGGTTGTGTCACTATCACTAAATGTGCCACCCTCGTTTATTGTTGATGTAACAGCACCAGCAACATCACCGCCCCAAGGGCCCACGCCCCAACCGTATCCGTATGTTTGTTTCTGTGGTCCAACTTTTGTGTACACTTCTAATGTTGTTGATCCGCCTGTTGATATACTTGCACTTGCAGCAGCGCTTGATGTAATTGTAAATGTTTTAGGACTAGGCACTGTGTTGACCATAAACTTTGCATCTTCAAAGTTTGATGCACTAAGCCCCGTTCCGCTAGGCAAGGTTACTGAGTCAAGCAAAATTATATCACCAACTTCTAAACTATGATTTGATCCTGTAGTAATTGTAACTGAGGTTGAAGTGTTTGTTGTTGCAAGCGTGCAACTTGTCTGTCTAAGACTTGTATCAAACGGTGATATGTCAAACAGCTGTCCCTCAAAGTATAATAGTAAAAATTTATCTGTGCCAAGTGCAATGTATCTGTTGCCTGTTGTATCTACAAAGGAGTGTTGGTTTCTAACAACACCGACAATGCTATCATTAACAAGTGATGCCCAGCCACCAACTTTTTCTGGTAGCCCATATCTAAAACGCACGTTGTCGCTGTCAATCCAACGGTTCTCTGCACCCTTGGTTGTATTTTGTTTGTCTATTCCAGGTATGATATCAAAGTTGATAAGAGCCATGTAAACCTCTTACGTTCCAGCAAAGTGCTTCTTGACCCAACCTTTTGTTGAATTTGCATATACAAGTGTAAAACTTTGTCCGTTTGTGTTGACTGTTAAGTCACTGGCTACACCTTGTATGGGTTGACTGTTTCTACCAATAGTCAAATTGTTTGAGTTAAAACTAAGTTTACCATCTAAGAAATGCACTTCGTTACCAACTGCTGGACTTGCAGGTAGTGTGACTGTTACTGCAGCTGCACTTGTATCTACAATTACTTGATCACCATTTACAGCGGTGTATGCACCTGTTGTAGTGACATAACCTTTTTGTGTAATACCTGTAATTACGTTTGTGCCATCTACTATTACAAGCATAGTAGATCCAACAGGCATTGTTACACCTGTGCCTGAACTTGTTTTGATTGTTATTGTATAATGACTCGAGCTTCTAGTTGTGCCATCGATTACAAGATATGTTTTTTCGCAAGAGTCTGGAAATATTAGTTGTCTGTTAGCTGATAGTGTGCCTGTAAGCTTTATGACTTTGTTACGACCATCTGATGCAGCGCCATCGCTGATAGCTGGTGTTTGGTTACCAGATGCTAAACTAAGCTCTACATAGCCACCCACAGCTTGTTCTACTAGATCAAGGTTTGTATTAGTGACTGTGCCCCATAAACCGGCTTTTTCACCGGTTGTCATTTTTTCAAGTTTTAGTGATGTAGAAAATGATGATGCCATAATTATTTATATCCTATGCTGCTACTTCTGTCCATGTTTGACTAGCGTTCAAGTTTATATCATTCCAGGTAATTACACCAGCACTTGTTGTTTGCACTGTTATTGCGCTACCTGTAGGTATTACCACACAATCTGCTGTGATAGTTACCGTTCCAGTGCCTATTGTACCTATTTGGCTACCTGTGACTGCCACATCTGCGTTTGCTTTTGCAACCGCAGTTCCAGTAGATACCGTGACTGCACTGCCTGTTACCGCAAAGTTTGCGTCTCCACTGAGTGTTACATCACCGATTGCTGCTGTAACACTGTTACCACTTACTGTGACTGTTGCTCCAGCTGTTACTGTTACAGAACCTGTGGAGCTTGTAAGCGCGTTGCCTGTTACAGCATGCTCGGCAACACCTGTAATTGTGACGTCGCCTATAGATGCAGTTATCGCGTTACCAGATATAATGACAAAGTTTTCATCATTACCTGTGCTGGCAAACGTTGTTGCTGCAAATGAGCGAACGCCAAACATTAGACGTCCTTGACGTTAGACAGTTGGCTATTTGTTTTTAAATCTGCATACGCAAGTTTGATTGGATTGTCAGTTGCATCTAAGCTGTAGTCAATTTTAAAATGATCTACATGACGATTAGATATACGCATGGATTGTTCTTTATTAACATCATCACGAGTGTCCTTATCTTTATAGATTAAAACATCATAGACTAACTTCCAATCATCACCCATTTTTTTAACATATGCTTGAGTCACTCTCACATAAGCATCTGTCAGTGATGCTCCGTCATGTGTTGTCATATTTGCTGTTATCGCCATAGTTTTCTCCTTAATTCAATAATTTTATATCATGCTTTTCAAGTATTGCATCTGCTTTATCCTCACCTAGTGCTTCTTTTGCCATCTCATATACAGCCTCTGCTAATTTCTGATGTTTCTCGTATTGCTGCCAAATAGCACCATTGTGTA